ATTTTGATATTTACTAATATTCGAATTTTGACCAGATGACATAATTATTAATATATAATACCAGTATAAATTATTAAGAAAAATTATATCATAATATAATATTAAAAATAATTTTTAATTAAATAATAAATGGATGAAGAAAAACTAATTTATTTAAATAATTTATATCATAAAAAAACAATACCAAATATTATATTTTATGGAGAAAATTTAACTGGTAAAAAAAGTGTATTAGAAAATTTCTTAAATTTAATTTATAAAAATCAAGAAAATATAAAAAAATATGTATTAATTATAAATTGTTCTCATGGTAAAGGAAATATAAAATTTATAAGAGAAACTTTAAAATATTTTGCTAATTTTAGTATAAATAATATAAAACAAGATAATATCGCTTTATATACATTTAAAAGTATTGTATTATTAAATGCAGATAAATTAACTATTGATGCACAATCGGCATTACGTAGATGTATTGAAATTTACTCAAGTAATACTCGTTTTTTTATTGTTGTAGAAAATAAACATAAAATATTGAAACCAATATTATCAAGATTTAGTCATATTTATTTTAATAAAAAAATTAATATAATAGATAATAAAATTTATAATCCAAATAAAAAAAATAATATTTTAAATAATATGCTAAATAATTTTAATAAATCTAAAAATATTAATATTATAAATATTTTAGATTTAACAAATAAAATATATAATAATGCAATTGGTTGTAATTTACTAATTAATTATTTAAATTCTAAACTAGAAGACAATTTTGATAAAGAAAAATTTTTATTATTAATAAATAATTATAAATCTTATTTTAAAAATGATAAATTAATTATATTATTTTGTTTAAATTATTTTTATTTACGTAATATTGATGATTTATAAATATTATGTTTTTTATAAAAATGGATGACTTTAATATAAGTAGTATAACTGAATCAAAAAATGAATGGTGTGCAAGATTTACAAATATATTAACTCCTTGTATAATTGAAGGTATTAAATCTATTTTTATGGAAGCAGATAAAATATGTTCGGAAACAGAAGAAGATGAAAAATATTTAATGACTTTTCAAAATTTATTAAATAATATACCTAAATGGAGTTCTCAAATTGTTGAAACTGAAAAAAATCGTATCATTAGTAGTAGTGGATGTAATTATTTAGAAGATTTATTATCTTGTATTCACATAACTCAATTAAAAGCTTTAACTATTTCCCGTGTAGGTAGTAAACAAAAAAAAATAGATTTAGCAATACCAAATTTGGATACTTTTATTCATAAAACATATATAAATGTTGCAAGAAAAATTTATATAAATGTATATTTATTTCAAAAAGATATATTACCTCTTGAAATACAAAAAAATAATCGTGAATTAGAATTAATTATTAAAGAAGCTATATTAAACACTGTAAGAGATAATATTCCTATAGATAATTTATTAAAAATGTATTTAGATGAAACACAAGAAACTGAAGTTGAAATTGAAGAAACACGAGAAGTTATTCCAGATGAAGAAGAAATAAAAAAAAGAAAAGAAAAAGAAGAAGCTGAAAAACTTGAAAATATCAAAATGGAATTAAAAGAATCAATTAAAAAAGAACAAGAAGATAGTTTAAATAAAGCATTAAAAAATGCTAATTCTGATTTAAATAAATTACAAGATGGTGGAGAAAATATAATTGAAAAAGATTTAGAAAATACTAAAGATCATGATAATGAGAAAATAACTATTGATAATACTAATATTAATGATGAAAAAATAAATATAGAAAATTTATCACATGATATAGATGAAATTAATTTAGATACTTTAACTTTTGATACAGATGATAATATAGAAAATAATGATGATGATGATAATTTGGATATAGATTTAGATATTGAAGAACTTCAATAAAAATCTATTTATTTTATAAAATCTTAATAATTCGTTTATTTTATTAATTATTATTTATTTAATTAATTATAAATAATAATGAATAATCAAGTATTAACTTCACTAATTATTAGTTTATTATATTTAATAATAAAATTTATAGAAATGAGATTCATTTTAAAAGAAAATAAACCATTAAAACAATTATTTATAGATTCTTTAATAGTTTTTATAAGTTGTATGATATCTTTAATATTATTAGATCAATTTAACTTAAATGAATTAATTGGAAATATAAAACCTATACCAAATGTATTTGTAAATAATCCTGATTTTTAAATTATTATGTAAATAAATAAAATATCTAAAATTTAAACCATAATAGGTATTTCATCTATATTAAATATTGCTTCGGGATTATTTATTTTTTTCTTTGAAATAGTATATTTATCAAATAATTCATTTTTTAATACTTTTTGTGGAGTATGATTATGTACAGTTCTTGCAATCATTTTATATAATTTAAAATCTGGATATCTTTCAGAACCATCATTTTTATATAAAATATTTTTATTTTTATCATCAAATATCCATGAAACCATTATTTTTTTTATTGGTGATTTTAATTTTTTTATATCATCAATATCGTCTATAAAATAATCAAATAAACTACATCCTAATCTACACAAATCAAAACTATAATTTGGATCTAATCTTGGTTTGTTAATATTTAAATATGGTTCACAATTATATTGTGTAGCAGCATCACCATCAGAAGAATAACTATCACTTGTTATTTGTTTTCCTTTAAATTTATATATTGCACGTCCAAAATCTATTATTTTATAAATTTTTCCAAATGTTGGTATTTTATAATGTTTATTATTATATTTATAATAAAGAAATTTTTTTTCAGTACTATTGTATACAATATTATTTGTATGTAAATCATTATGTGTAAAATCAAAAACTTTTTGATAAGTTATTAAAGTAAATATTATTTGTAAAATAATAGATTCCCATTCATTATCTTTTATTTTATTATTACATATATAATCATCTAATGTATTTTCACAACATTCTAAAGAAATAATTTGAACTGGAAATTTATGTATATTAATAAAAATCTCTTCTATATTACTAGAATCTGATTCTATACTACTATTTTCAATATCTTCTTCTAATTCTTCTTCTTCACTATTATCTGATTCTGTATTTGAATATCGCGATGAACAACTAGATTTTGAATTATTATTATCATTTGTTTTTTGTCTTTTTTTATTATTTTCATTATTTATATTATTTATACTATTTTCATTATTTTCATTATTTTCATTATTTTCATTATTTTCATTATTTTCATTATTTTCATTATTTTCATTATTTTCATTATTTTCATTATTTATATTATTTTCATTACTATAAGTTAATTCTACATTTATTTTTTTATTATTTTCTTCTACATTGTTATCTGTTATATCTATAATATCTATAATATCTATATTTTCTTCAAAATCAGAAATTTCTATTTTTGTTTTATATTTTTTCGTATTGTTAAATAAATTATTATTAGTGTCTGTAACACTAAATAATATATTATTATTTTTATGAAAAAAATCTGAATCATCTAAATATTCTATATCATCTTCTATATTTACAATAAAATTATTTTTATTACTAATAAAAGAACCATAATAATTTATTCCATTTATAAAATTATAATTAGTTAATAATAAACTTGACAAATAATAAAAAAATCCATCACTATATGCAGAATTATTTGGGTCATATACTTTTTCTAAAATATATTTTTCTTTCTTAATTGAAGGAAGATTATATATATTATAACTTGATTCATATTTACCTATCATATATTTAATTGGATCTACTAATGGACTATATTTGAAAAAAACTTCTTTATTATATATATTATCACTATAATCAATTATTGTACAATCAAACTTTGAATAATTTTTTTTCTTATTTATATCAAATAATCTGTATTTATTATTCAAATTTATATTATTATAATTTGATTCATTTAAATCAAAAAAAACATTATATAATGGAATATAATTTTGTATATTTTCTAAATCTAAAAAATCTGAATCACACATTTTTTTAAATAAATTTTCATTTTTATTTTTCCTATAATTTAATTCCATTATTTATTATTATTTAAATAATAAATAATTTTCAATATTTAAACGTTATTATTTTATTATTAACTTTTAATATTACGTAAAAAAAAACATAATATATTATTTATTATTTAGTAATAATGACATTAGAATTAAAAAAATTTGATATGAAAACTATTAGTTTTAGACCTGATGAAAATAAAGGTCCTGTAATAGTTTTAATTGGTCGTCGTGATACTGGCAAATCTTTCCTTGTGCGTGATCTTCTTTATTATCATCAAGATATTCCTATTGGTACTGTAATTAGTGGGACTGAAGCAGGTAATGGATTTTATGCTGAACATGTACCTAAACTTTTTATTCATGATGAATATAATAGTGCTATTATTGAAAATATATTAAAACGACAACGCACTGTTTTAAAACAAATTAAAAAGGAAATTGAAACATATCGCAAATCTAGTATTGACCCCCGAGCATTTGTTATTTTAGATGATTGTCTTTATGATGCTGGATGGACTAAAGATAAAATGATGAGATTACTTTTTATGAACGGGAGACACTGGAAGATGATGTTGGTCATCACAATGCAATATCCCCTTGGCATTCCTCCAAATCTCCGTACAAACATAGATTATGTTTTTATCCTACGTGAACCATACATATCTAATAGAAAACGTATATATGAGAATTATGCGGGTATGTTTCCCACATTTGAGTCCTTTTGTCAAGTGATGGATCAATGTACAGAAAACTATGAATGCTTAGTAATTAATAATAATGCAAAATCCAATAAATTAAATGATCAAATTTTTTGGTATAAAGCAGAACATCAGAAAAATTTCAAATTAGGTTCAAAAGAATTTTGGGAAATAAGTAAAACACTTGATTCTGATGATGAAGAAGAAATATATGATCCAAATTCTGCTAATAAGAAAAAAGGACCTAAAATTAATGTGCGGAAGAGTAAATGGTAAATGGGGAGATCGCCAAAAGCCGTCTGGCGACTTCATACGCGATTTTAAATAATTTTTTTATATTTAGGTAATATATATAAATATAATGGATGTTGAACAACGTAACTATATTAAAGCAACTAAAATGTTATTACCACATTTGGAGGATATAAAAAAAGAACATGTTTTAGAAAAACGAAAAGTATTTGCTAAGACGGCTGTTATGGAAACATTAAATATAAAAAAAGTAGATGAAAATTCCGAACTTTTTCAACAAATTTTACAGCGAGTAGAAGCAATATATAAACAAGCCATTAATCGTGTAGATGAACAAGTATATGAAAAAATATTAGAAAAGTTTGATTTAGAAAAGTTTGATACTTATGATTTAGATAATATTTCAGATCCAAATCTGAAAGCTATAATGAAAGCATCAAGAGATAAAAACGCAGGGAAATTTAAAGATCCAAACATTGTTTTATCTCTTTTATCAAGTGAAGATCTTATAAAGCTTCAAGCCATTCATCCTAAAAATAAAAATATAGAAAACTCAGACACATATAGCAGCGATAATAATGATGTTTATACACATGATCGTCGTCTTACACATAAAGGTGGTAAAAAAAGAAGAAAATCTAAAAAAATAAAATATAAGAAATCTAAAAAACATCATAAAAGAAAATCTAGAAATAAGAGAAGATAAATATTTAAATTTGTTTTCATAAAAATTAATTTAATTATGAAAACAAATATTTAGTAAAATCGCTTAACATAGAAGTTAAGCAAAAATTTGCTTTTATAATTTTAAACTAGAAAAAGATTATAAAAATTTGATTTGCAAGTTGGCAAAGCAACAAAATTTTGCTCCTCATGCTTCAGGAGCAAAAATATGAAAGTATTATTTGCTTTTATAATTTTGCTTCAAAAATATGAAAGTATTATCGCTTTTATAATTTCGCTTTTAAAATATAAAAGCGCTTCGTAAAATTTGAAACAAATATTATGAAACAAAAACAATTTAAAATAATAGTAATAAATGATACTATAAAAATGACTTCATTCAATATTGTTGATTTAATTACAAACAATCCTATAACAAAACTAAGCGAAACACATAATAATAATTTATTAAATAAGGTAAAAAAGACTTTTAATGAAACAGAGCAACAATTATTTATAGCAAGTTTTTATAGTTATTTAAATTATCATAAAACAGATGATTATATTATAGATTTAGATAATATTTGGAAATGGTTAGGTTTTAATAGAAAATATAATGCAACTATTTGCTTAGAAAAAAACTTTGTATTAGATAAAGACTATAGTAAAAAATCGCATTCCCTGATGGGAAAGCAAAAAATTATTGAAATTAGTAATAATAATTTTGCAACTGCAGCTGCGGTTGCAAAAACTAAAGGCAGTGGTGGTCATAATTCTGAAAAATATTATTTAAATGTTAAAACCTTTAAATCGCTTTGTTTAAAAGCAGGAACAAAAAAAGCAGATGAAATTCATGAATATTATATTAAGTTAGAAGAACTTATTCAAGAAGTATTAGAAGAAGAAGCAAGTGAAATGAAAAATAAATTATTAATTAAAGAAGACATTATCTCTCAAAAAGACAATTTACTAAAAAATGCAAATCAAGACAAATATAAAACTATTGAAAAAACGCTTGTCTCTCAATTTCCAGTAAATAATGAATGTATTTATTTTGGAACAATTGATAATACTAATGAAAAAGGAGAACAACTAATTAAGTTTGGACATAGTAACAATCTTCCATTAAGAGTTCAAGAC